GGCATATTGGCCAGTAACGAGCATCCACCGGTAACAAGAACCTAGTTTCGGAGTCCATAAACGAGAAAAGCCCACCAGGCAGTGAAAAACTCATTTAAGGAACATCCATTCAGGACCCAAAGCTCAAGCAACGTGAAGGCTAACTTGGACAATGCAACGGGAGTAGCTAAACAACCTGTCTTTTGCCGCCGTGTAAAAGATAACACAGCCGGGCTTAGATTTGTTTTTGCCGAACCAATTGCATCATGCAAGAGACCAACCAGAGAGAGACTAGAAAGATTTTCATGTAACTAGCCACAAAGAGGTAGGAAAAACCAACACATTGCGAACGATGACGTCAATAGCAAAAGGACCGTTGTCGCGGGACTATATGCTAAAATAATCCTCCCACCAATGACGAGTTGGAGGGAGCAATAAATAATTTAAGCTGCACTCTTCTTAGAAGAAGAGGAGCTAGAAGATGAAAAAGCCAATTGGTTACGAAACCAAGAGGATTTCACAGCTTCAAGTAGGGTGCTGTCGGTAAGCAACGTGTGCCCCAAGGAAGTGGACACTTCACCAGAAAGCGATGAGGTGGCAGCTTGGGGTGGCAGAGTAGGAGTGACTGGCACACCAGTCGACAGAGCACTGTCGTCCACTGGCTTGAAATCAGGATCCTTACGTTCTGCTTCCTCCATAAGCTGCTTTTCAAGGCGCAACAGATTGCCTATTTTCGTATCAAGAGCTGCTACCTTTCGGCGCTGTTGCTCGTCCTCAGCAACCAAAGAAGTTAATAAGGGGGCGGTTTCTGGAGGAGGAAGCATCTTGAAACGATTTTCAGAGTTAAAAGTATTTGAAACAAAAGCACCAGGACTAGGAATCAAGTGGACACCAAACTTGCAAGGGACTTGTCTCATGATTTTGCTACGAGAAATTTTTCTCCAAATTTCCTCATTTCCAACTGCGTAGCCCTTGTCAGTATTTGTGATGAGGGATGCGGTTGCGTAAAAGACGGAAGTAGGATCAACATTCACCTGGAGATTTGCGACAAACGATGCAGTACCTGTCGTTGCAGGAGGAGACGAACAATTCTTCCAGAAAGCTAAATATACATTAAAATTCCATCCAGGGACAAAACTACCCATAGAAAAATTATTAACTGCAGAAGCGAATGGAAGGAATGCACGCTCATCCGTAGGCAAAGACCACAGTCTTGCGCCTAGAGCGGTTGTGTCAGAACATTTATCACCTGGAGTGATGACCCCAACACCTCCAAAAGTAACACTAGACATGAAACTGAGATCATTGGCAGTATTGACAGTTCCACAAGTGACTGTAGGACACTTGACTGCTGAGTCATAGGGCCAGTTCACTTGAACGGCACTACCCAAATAAACACCTAAACTACCAGTTAGTGAAACTGTATTCGTGCCAAAGAGTGGTTGGTAAGTCCAAGTACCATCTCCAAGATCAGACAAATAAGTGTGAGGAGCACCAGTCAACAACCAACACCCCTGAGGAGTAGCTGGAGTTGTAATGATGCCAGCAACATACGTGGTGGTTTCGGTGAGACATTGAAGAGGCGTGATATCAAACTGCATACCAACACGCTCAATAACTGTCTTACCCATACCTTCACCCAAATTTGGGGCTTTGAAATTAAAAGGATCAACCATAGCAACTTCCAGCTGATGAAGCCAATCCCCCTTTGCAACCTTAGCACGATGAGGCTTATCATGTACCATAGCCGTACTCATACGAGCAGCACTAATGGCTATGTCCATACGCTCATCAGCAGAAGCTGAGGGTTGACGATCTACTGGTTGTTTATTTTGTTTTCCTTGTTTAGAAGATGCGACAGAAGCACTTGCACCAGCGCCATTTCGAACGCTCGGTCTTCCGTTACCACGGTCGTGGAAAGGCCCAATCGACTTGGAAAGCAATCTAGCTTCGGAAACAGCTTTCTTGCGAGCATTAGAAGCTTGACCTTCCAAATACCGTTCCTTGCCCTTCGCAAGCTCCTCAGCTTTGATAAGGGATTTATCGGCAATTGTGATTCCAGCTTTAGCTGCTCGAGCAAGAGCTGCTCGTGCTTTTTGCGCATTTGTTTTGGTCATATTCAATTTAGAGAGTAAGAAATAGCTTGTATAAATGATTCTTTTATGGCGGGCCCGGAACTTATCATTTCTCGCCATAAAGAACTTTTATCAGCAGAAACAATAGCATCAACTGACTGGGGAACATAACCTCCGATAGCGGCCTCCCGGCCACTATAGAGAGCACTAATCCATTCGTCAGATTTCCAGACACCAAAAATTTGTTTCATTGAGATTTTCTCATTATCTCTAATAACATCACCTACAAGTGAGTCATGATACTCAGCACGTAGCCAAGATATATATTCATCAATCACTTTTCGACATTCAAGATTCATAAAGGAATCTATCCGAAGAGCACAAGCTCGCAGGTAATGCCAACGAACATCGTTTAAGTCAGAGCCCCACAACAGGGAGCTCAAAACCTTTTGCGTGTCCGGCACAGGTACAAAAAGACTCAAGTCTTCATCCCACCGAGTAGATTGGGACAGAAAGGCTAGGTCTGGAACAACACGAGGTTGTTCACAAGGGGTTTTAGTGGTAATACCAATTGCTGACCACACCCGAGCTATATTAGCTGGTGTGAAGAATTCCGCCGCCTCTTTAGAGCATGAATATGAATTGTCATCTCCATTAAGCGCGGCCTCAACACTCTCCATAAAGTCAACATAAGAAGTATCACGACCAATTTCCTTGCAAAGAATGATCCAAGCGTAAGCAAACAATCTAAACAAGATCATCGTGTTATCAACAATGGTATTTGCTGACCCAGAAGGGTTACCAGTATCTTTCATGATAACCTCTCCGGCATCCATAACCATTATTGAATTCACGATCTCATAATATAAATTGTGCAAGCGCATACGATTGGCCGGGGTTCTATCTTCCACGCGAAGGAAGCTCCAGCGTATTTCAGCTTGCTCCCATAGAGCGCGGGCGAACAGCGACGAATCGTAATCACTCTCATCCAACTCAAAAGCGTTGGGCACTGTAAATGTTGTGTCGAAGCGCCCAAGACGGCGAATCAACCTATCCCATCCTTGTAAGAATTTTGTGCCACCAACAAAACTCCACGTTTTATTGTTGGAGTTATAAAATTTGTTATTTTGGTCAACACACATCCTATTAAGGCTGGCACTATGTTCGAAGCTAGAAGCCAAGAACGTACGAATACGATTTAATTTGAGTTTCTCAACCGAACGCAACTCGACCTTCTGCGAGCAATTCCAAAAGATTGGAGCTCCCTCAGGATCTTCAAGTTGCATCCAATACTCTGCTAGCGCAGTTGCTGCTGTTCCGTCAAGGACCATAGAGCGCTTGTCAGTGTATTTCCGATTCCACGGGTAACCGGGAGATGATCCCATCTCCATGTCACTAACCGCTTCCTCCTGAGATACAACACAACTTTGGCTCATGAAAGGATGAAAGTGTTGTTTTGTCCACTCACCTGCGAGTGTCCAAGCTTCTTCATCTAGACACGGTTGACCCTTGTCGTATTTAGCAGCTGATGCGTAACCAGCTTCGTAGTTTGGGAATGCCATGCGATACCCTTTAGGAATCGGATACTTCATGGCACTGAGAAACTCGTAGAACGAAGTGTTCCTTTTCTCACGTTCCTTGTGAACTACTGTACGTTTAACTCTTCCGAGATATCGACAATAATTGTGGAAGTACTTGCGAAATAAGTGAGACTCCGCCCCTTCCTCCAAACCCTGCTGCAGTGGCTCTATACCATATTTATGGTATTTAGAGCTTACTGCTGCGAGGTCTGGGAGGGGCCGGACTGAAAAGCATTCACATTGCCAGTAGCATTGTGAACCATGTTTGCAGTCACGGGAATGAAAACAGTTTGGGAACTGGAAGAAGCATTGTGGAAGCCCACCACTTGCCCTGAAGTATTAACTACAGGAGCACCGCAGTGTCCTTCAATGCTGGAACAGCTATAATAAGCTTTTTCCTTGCCAGGCTCTTCAAAAACACTAGCAACCTTTCCAACATCCCAAGACTCATTTCCTTTGTGCAAATGATCAAAAGAGTCCCAAGCCATCAGACAAACCTTGTCACCAATCTTAGGTAACGAGCTTTTAAGCATCGGTATATCTTTCAGGACTCCAGGTCTCTTGAAGAAAAGAGTATCGTTGGCAATGAGTCTAGCGTCTGTGCGCTTACATTCAGCGCGCCAGGTGCTCTCTCCCATTTTAAAAGAGAGTTCAACAACTTCCGATTCATGGCCATCGAAAATGTGCTGTGGGACAACAATACCATTCCAGGCAGCTGTACAACACATCTCGGTTTCATGGTCGGGGCTACGAACGATAGCTCTGCCAACTGAACGCATTACGGAAACTCCCGATGCAGCTCCAAAACGGGGGCCATTAACTAAAGCTTCCTTCTTTTCAGGAGGAGATTTTATGGCTGCTAATCTCTTAGCATTTTCTTCCGCTAGAGCGCGTTGGGCATCAACACTAAATTTAGCTTTTTGTGCTGCATATTCCTTCACAGAGGCACCAACCAAAGCTTCCTTCTTTGTCTCAATCACAGGGTTTTTGTCGACTTTGAATGACACAGCAGGGGCTTG